GCGGACCAACCTTGGCCTAGGCACTCTCGCCACGGCAAACACCATAAACAATTCTAATTGGTCGGGTACTGATCTGGCTGTTACCAATGGCGGCACGGGCGCAAGCGATGCGGCTACTGCTCGGACCAATCTCGGCCTTGGCACTATTGCCACTCAGTCAGCAGCTAGCGTGTCTATTACTGGCGGTTCTGTAACAGGCATCACCGATCTCGCAGTAGCCGATGGCGGCACGGGCGCTTCTACAGCCTCTGACGCTAGGACTAACCTAGGTATCGGCTCCATGGCTACTCGCGATGTGACAATCTCAACTAGTGCGCCTTCAGGCGGTTCTGACGGCGATGTTTGGTTCCAGTATACAGCATGACGATTTACTCTAAAGTATCCGGTACTTGGGAAACTATTGACGACCCGCAGGTCAACGTCGGCGGCGTGTGGAAAGACGTGCAAGCTGCATTTGTTAAAGTCTCAGGTGTATGGGAAGAAATATACAATCGCGTGGTTGTGGCTATCACTAACCAGAGCATCTTCTTTAACGCCGTTTTTCCGCAAGATGCCTACGCCCGCTACCAACTGGATAGCGACGGCAAAGTGTACGAATACACCGGAACCACTGCCGGAACCCCGACTACGTATATCGAGGACTGGGTAGACCCCAACAGCGAAGCCAGCAATTATGAGTGTTTTGCCACCGTCAGCGGCGCGGCACTTGAGACCGGAACGACTGGGTCTTGGCTCGCTCTTACGAGTGACCGCATGTGGGGCATCGCCGAAACCGGCGCAGGTACAAAGTTTACTACCCTAACGGTAACCATACGCGAGGTAGGTACGACCACTAACCTAACGTCCGCGACCATTTCATTGAATGTGAGCACTGCGTAATGCCTTTTATTAAACTCCAAGCCAGACCCGGCATTAATCGCGACCAGACTAATTATTCTGGCGAAGGCGGCTGGTGGGAGTCGGAAAAGATACGGTTTAAAAACGGGCTGCCACAGAAGATTGGCGGCTGGGAGAAGTACACTCCTAATACTGTCGTAGGCTACGCCCGGCAGATGTTTAACTGGATTACTACGTTTAGTAATAACTACCTTGCAGTTGGCACCAACGCGCAAGCGTACATCGAAGATGGCGGGTATTTCAACGACATTACCCCACTGCGTACCACCACCCCCACCCTGTCTTCGCCAGATACCGATAACTGCATTACAACCTTTATAGGGTCAGGCACGATCCGAATCGACTTAGGTGCCTCGCACAATGCCGGTGTAGGTAACTCTATAACTATTTCCGGGGTGACGGGCACTGTAGGCGGTATCGCGGATAGCGTAATAAACGCTAAGCACACAATTACATCGATTGAGAGCGCGACCGCGTTTCTTATTCAAACTAGCGCCACTGCCACTTCCACTGTAGCTGGTGGGGGCGGCACCGCTATCGACATAGATTTTGGTTTGCTTCCGGGCAACGAGATAAACACACTTGGTCTGGGCTGGGGCGCAGGCTCTTGGGGCCGCGACGAATGGGGTCTGGGTACCACTACCGGTGGTATAGTCGAGTATCAGCAAGATTGGTGGTTTGATAACTTCGATAACGACCTTGTGATGAACGTGCGTAACGGAGAAGGGTATATCTGGGAGCGCGGTACAAATGCTGACCCTGCGCCTTCTCTTGCCACACGCGCCATCCGGCTAGTCGATTACGCTACTAATGAGGGGTACACTGCTAGTTCTGTCCCCGTAGAGATTATGCAGCTTTTGGTATCGCAGCAGGATAAACACCTGATTGCTTTTGGCGCGGTACCTTTTGGCTCTACTAGCGCTGCCGACTTTGATCCGCTGCTTATTCGTTGGGCTGACCAAGATACCCCCGGCGACTGGACTCCGTCCTCTACCAATACTGCGGGTGACTTGCGCCTTTCCCGTGGATCGCGAATAGTTCGGGCACTGCCAACTCGGCAGGAAATCTTGATCTGGACTGATACGCATCTCTACACGATGCAGTTTTTGGGCACGTTGGACGTATTTGGTATTCAGGAATACGGCGATAATATTTCGGTTATCTCGCCAAGGAGCATGACCACCGCGTCTAACATTACTTTCTGGATGGGTAAGGACAAGTTCTATGCCTACACAGGGCGTATCGAGACCCTTCCCTGCACGCTAACAAACCACGTGTTTGACAACTTTAACTTCACGCAGGCTGACCAAGTGGTCTGCGGTAACAACGAGGAATGGGACGAGATTTGGTGGTTCTACCCGACTGAGGGTTCCAATTATAACGACGCGTATGTTGTGTTTAACTACGTACAACAGGTATGGTACTACGGCACTTTGCCGCGCACTGCATGGCTCGACAGCCCGCTGCGCCCGTATCCACAAGCAATGAATACCGTAGGCGGCACGACAACCGGAAACATATATAACCACGAGTATGGCGTGGATGACGACGGCTCCGCTATGGTCTCTTACATCCGCTCAAACGACTTTGACATGGGCGACGGCGACCAGTTCATGCTTAGTAAGCGGGTTGTCCCTGACATAAGTTTTGGTGTATCAACCGCTGAGCAGCCCGAAGTTACTCTAGAGCTAAGGCACCGCAATTTCCCCGGTAGCCCGCTAGATACTGAAGAGGAAGACAACGCCCGGGTAATTCGCACCGCTGTGGGGCAGTATACAGACCAGATATTTGTCCGCGCTCGCGCAAGACAGATGGCGTTAAAGGTAGTGTCTGAAGGTCTAGGCGTTGACTGGCGACTGGGTGTACCTCGTCTTGATGCTAGGCCGGACGGGCGACGCTAATGGCTATGAAGTTCTTCCGTGCCGCTAACCTACCGGCACCTATGGCTAACTATAATCAAGAGCAGTTTCGGCAGCTAGTGCGGTCGTTGGAACTATACTTCTCGCAGATGGACTCACAAACGCCAATAACGGCAGAATACTTCCAAGGGCACGGCGAGTATATTATAAATCCATGCGGTTTGTTCTACGACACTACTACGCAAACACTTGCCGCTGCTGATACATCCACACCAGTTGAGTTTGGCACTACTTATATTACCCATGACATAACCGTAGAAGGCGCAAACAATTCTCAAGTCACGGTAGCTAAGCCGGGCATTTATAATTTTCAGTTTACTGCCACTATAGAAAGTACAAACTCTAGCAGTAAAGATGTCTATATTTGGTTGAACCGAGATGGGACAGACATCGGATACTCGGCGAGACCGTATACTATTAGCGGCAGCGGTACAGAAAGGTCGTTTGCCTATAACTTTAATATAGACTTACAGGCTGGGCAGTACATAGAATTAGAGTGGGCCTCGCCAGATACTAACGTAAGTTTAGCAGCAAAAGCTGCGTCTGCGCCGTATCCAGAGGTTGCTTCTACGGTATTAGCCGTTAGTTTCGTTTCAAGTTTAGAAGATGTCACGGTAGGCATCATACCGTAATTGTGTTAGTAAGCGCTTAGTACTAGGGAAATACTACGATGCAAAACATGTACGCACCCATGGCGCAAACAGTCCAGTCTCAAGGTAGAGGCGAGGACACCATGCTGGTACACATGACCCCCGACGAGGTTGGCGGCCTACAGGCACTGGCCATGGCGGGCGGCGGTTCGCTCTCAATTAACCCGGAAACGGGTCTTCCCGAAGCTGGCTTCCTCAAAAAACTACTTCCGACCATCCTAGGCGCAGGTCTTGCTGCTACAGGTGTGGGTGCGCCTCTTGCTGCGGGCATCGTGGGTGCCGGACAAACTGCTCTTACTGGCAATCTCGGCAAGGGTCTTATGGCCGGTCTCGGCGCATTTGGCGGCGCATCTCTTGCTGGCGGTATTGGTATTGGTGCTGCGGGGAAGGCTGCGGGGGAGGCTGCCGCTAACGTCGGCGCTACTGCGGCAGAAAAAGTCGGTTCCGACATAGCCCTAAATGCAGCGGAGCAAAGTGTGCAACAACTCGGGCAGACCCTTTCTCCCGAACTTGCTGCTAATGCAGCGCTGGGCGCGCCCAGTGCCCCCCTATCTTCAGCGCTTTCTGGCGGCACTACAGCGCTCTCTGGCGCTGCGCCGGGTGCAACTGGGCCGCTGTTCACAATCCCCGCTGGCGGCGGCCCTATGCCTTTGGACGCATTAGTTCCTGCGGGCCAAACCGCTGCGAAAACCGCTGCGAAAACCGCTGTGGAACAAGCTGTTGACGAGACGGCG